TGGTGACGCTTGGCACTGCTTGCGCTAAGTGCTACATAAGCGTCGTCAAACCACTTGCACAGCATGCGGACCCGTGTAGGTTTGCTGGCTTGTATTGTCTTGTCAACTATTGACAACTCGATGCTATTATTGTCTGGCTCTGTCCTTAAAACAAAAATAGCATTTTGCCTTTCCTCTATAACATCCACGGCCCTAACTGGTGGCTGGTAAGTTAGCGTTGGCTTGGCTTCCCATTGTGGCCTAACATTAGCAGCAAGGCTAACGGCGTGCGGTGTGCTGCCAGTGCTTTGGAAAGTTCCCGCAGCGTTATAAATTCTAGTAGTTAAGTTAGTAGCATTATAGGCGTCGTCTGGTAAAATCCAAAACGCCCCGCTCTCTAATGTAATGCGGCTGCCGTAAATGCTTAGCACTTGCTCTATGGCCTGCTTGCATGTTAGCAAGTCTATATTTGTACCAGCCTCGAAGGGGTCCGTAGTGTCAATAAATTGAACATCCGCGAATGGGTCAAAACTTTGGTAAAAACTAAGTAGGTTAAACTTAGTGTTAGCCAGTCCCTTGTAACTCGCCTGCGCGGTGTCATACATTGTAACCCCGTCGCGTAAGTAGGTCGTTTCACCCAAGGCGGTCCAGTAGTCATCAAGTCCGCAAAGTTCCAAAGACTTGCGCACTATGTCCAAGCCCGTAGCCAATGAGTCAGTAAACCAGTCGGGGCTTACAAAGAAACCCTCTAACAAGTTTAAGGAGTCAACAGCCACCAAGTCAAACACTGGCGCCCCGTTAATGCTCTCGCGTAAGTAGTCTGCTTGGTCTGCAACTACTCGACCTACATAATAAAGCGCGTCTGCTCTATAAACTATAATAGCATAGCGGTTCTCTTCGCTGTTTGCTATTGCTATAAAGGCATTACGAACGGCGTCGCTAGGCATAACCCAACTAGTGGTTATTCTGCTGGGCCTTACAAAATTTTGGTAGTAAGTGTCGCCCTCGCCTTGGCGCTGAACAGTAAAGCCGTTGCCTGCTAGGGTTAATTCTGTGGCGTCCTCTAATTCGATTAACTTTTCAAGTAAGCAACTGGCGCCCTCTTGGTAGCCTCCTGCTGCTGTTACTCTGGTAGCATAACGGCTGGCAAAGTTGTTAGCACTTGAGCCAGTAGCCCCGTCCCAGAGTTCTACTCTGTACTCTATATTTTCAATGCTCAAAAACGAGCCGTAATACTTGCGTGCCATTAACCCCTTTTGCTGTCTTTATTATAACGCTCTAAAACTATTGCCAAGTCTCGGCCCTGAATTGTAGTGCTTGCCACAAAGCCGCTGCTGCTGTCCCCAGTTTTTAGCATGCCTTTAAGTTTGTCTAAAGGTGCTATAACTTCTGGGTTATTACGAGCGTTTGGGTATTCACCAACTAAGCCCAATGTAGGCCCGCTAACTATACCACCCTCAGCGAATGCTGTAACCTTTGGCCCTTCTTTTAATGAGTTTCTAACCATAGTAGCCCCTGCAATTAATGCAATACCAGCAGCGGCGGCAGCAACGGGATTGGTAAGAACTAACTTTTGGAATGCTTGGGACGCAATCGCCGTGGCAATTAAAGCCTTACCCAATGAATCCATAAAGGCAGCAACTGCGCCAAGCATGTTTTTACCAAAGTTTTTGCCAGCCTCTCTGTCACCACTTGCCAAGTTACCAAGGAACTCACCAAACGAAACGGCCGCCTCAGTTTGTAATTGTGCAAACGCTTGGTTTAGGCTGTCGGTCATTTTTTGAATGTCCTTTGCAGCCTTACTATAACTAACTGGATTTATTTTTACATCAAGATAAACTGGCGTAGCTGCAGTTCCTGCTTGTAAGTTTGCAGCAGTTAACGCTTTTGAGTCTTGAATGGCTTTCTTTTTGGCTTTCTCCCCAGACTCAAATCTTTTCTTTTCTAACCACTCAATAAAACTCGCTTGAACTTTTGCAGTTTCTTCAGCGCTCTTTTTTATTTCTTCGTTTCCCTTTTTTAATTCTTCGGCATTTTTTTTAATTGCTTTGTTTTGCTCTTGAATAGCTTTTGTATTTTTAGTAACGGGCGTAATGCTTAAACCTTGCGCGTTGCTCATGTTTATAATAGCGTCAATTTGCGACTGAATTTTAGCCGCGTTTTGTTCTGCTATTGTGCCGACATTCTTTTGGCTTTCTACAAATTTCTGTACATCTGCAGGGCTTGCCCCTTTTGCATACAGTCTATTTATTTCTGCTTGCTGTGAAATTTGCGCCTGCTGTTTCCCTAAATCATAATCAATAATTTTGGCGCTGAGTTCCTGCAACTTTGTAAAGGCAGCTTTTGCTTTTGCCTGCTTATAAATTTCGTTTGTTAAATTACTAGTTGCAATTTTTAACTCTTCGCTGCTTGCCTTGTCTAGGCTTTGGTTAGCTAAAAAGTCTGGGTAAATTTTCTGTATTTCAGCCAGTGCATTTTTACGCTCGCGCATGCTGGCGTTATGGTTATTAACTACGGCCAACAAACCGCTAACGCTCTTAACCTCCTCCTCGAAATTTTTTTGCGTTTCGCTGTTAATTTCGTTAAATAACTTTTGCTGCTCTGCGGCTTTCTTTATTCTCTCTTGGTAATTGCCTACCGCTATAACAATGGCGGCCAATGCTGTGGCTGCTAATGCCCAAGGCGCTGCGGCCATGGCTAAGTTAAACGCCCTTTGTACTCCCGTGGATGTACCTACTGCACTAGCGTAAGCGGTTTGCGCTGCTGTTAATACCGTGGTCCGCAAAGCTAGTAAGCCCTGCATGGCTGCGCTCTCCTCTTGTAGCAAGGTTTGTATTTCCTGCAAGCCAGTTACTACCGCCATTACAGCTTGTAGTTTAACCATGGTTTTTTGCAAGTTCTCACTCTCTACGCCTAATAAAGCAGTAGCCCCTTCTACAACTGAATAGGCCCCAGCAACTGCTTGCACTGTACCTATTGCAGCGTCCAGTCTTCTAGTGTCACTGGCAAAGTATGAAACCTCAGCGCGGGCGTCGCCTATGCTGTCTTTAATTTTACCCGCTTGCCTTATAATGTCATTAGCTACATTTTGAAACTCAGGGCCTAAGGCTCTTGCCTCCATAGCCAAGTTGGTTAACTGCCTAACAGTTCCAGCCGTGGGGTTCTTGGTTGAAATTGCAGCCAGTTTCTTTTCTATTTCAGTTGCAGCCTTTGCAGTTTCTGCGCTCATTTTAGAGCCGCTCGACTGAATAGCCACAATGGCTTCCTGCAAACCTTTGCGCAGCTTCTCTATGTCTGCACCTATTACAATGTTTAACGAGCGTGCCATTACCTAGTATAATTAATTATAAAGTCTTGAGAAACTTGGTAAACGCCAGCGAATGCCGCCTCGTCGTCTGTTAACTGTACTTCGCTGTCTAACTCTATTGCTTGGCATTTAACGCCGTTAAAAGTTGCTGGCAATGTCGCAGCCTCAAACGCTGCCCTTACTTGCTCAGCGACCGCCGTGGCGCTTGCGAATGTAGTGCCAAACGAATTGACCTGCACGCGTGCAAAGTCTGTGCGGCTGTGGCTTGTATTCGTGGGGCTCGCAATTACGCTAACAAGGTTGTAACTAATGGCTGGGAATGCGCTCTCTTGTGGAATGCGCAAAGGGTTTAAGCGTGTACTAACTAGAGCAGTAAGCCCCGAGTAGTTGCTAAGTATGTTGTAGGCTATTTTTATAGGGGCGCTCATGCTTTGGCGTCTGGGGTTAACTTGTCAAAGACATGCGAATATAACTTAACTGCCTCCTCTATACTAATATAGTCGCGCTCCTCCCATGGAAAAGTTAACAAGCGTTTGGGCTCTATTGGTTTTTTCAAGTGAGGCGCCATAGAAGTAGCAACCGCCCAGCGCATTATTTCCCACTGGTTCCTATACTCTTGAGTCTGCGCGGACCGCATGCCCTCAAGTTTTAACCGCCAAAAGTGGGGCGTGCATTTCCAGAACTCGGCCTCACTTAGCCCAAGTTCTCCATAACTAATGCGCTCTATTTTGCGCCAAGTAAGCGGGGCGCTGTCGCCCTTGGCTGTTACTTTCCCTCTGGCTCGTCGCTGGAAAAGAAGTCAGTAACCGCAGCAGTAAAAGCGTCGAGTGCAGGGGCTAACTCGGAAAATTTCCGAATAGCGGCGCCTAATTTGTCAACTGTTTTAAACGGTGTTTTTTCGCCCTTGGCTTCGTAGCCTTCTAGAATGCCGTAGAATGCGCAGGCTAGTGCAAAGTCCATCGACTTGGCTAAGTCTTTTTGCATGTTTAAGTCTGCAAAGTTTTCCATGCCAGCCAACTGCATAACATTTTTAAGGCTATTCATGTTAAACAAAAGGGGGTGACTAGCACCCCCGATTTTAATTTCTGTGCTCATGGGCACAAATATAGTAAAAGAATTAAGCAACTGTGCCAATAGTCAAAGCGCCAGTACCTTGCAAGGTTCCAGTAAAAGTTGCTTTGTCGTTATTGGGTGCGCTCAATGACAAGCTGCTAAAGAATGCAGAGCCAGTCAATTTTTGGTCTCCAGTGCTGTTAGTAGTCATTACAACAGTTACAGAAGTGCCAGCCAACAAGTCAGTCAAAAGGTCTTTAAAAGACTGTCCGCTAGTGCTTACGCTTGCGTCCTCTTCAAAAATTCCCTCTACATTTAAAGTGTAGCCATACTCGCCCGCAATAAATTCTTTAGCGCCTGCGCTGTCTTTGTTAGTTACATCAATCATGTCCTTAGAGATGTCGATGCTGTGAGAAGTCGCGTTAGCGATTTTAGTTAATGTGCCGCTAACATCCTTATAGATGCTAATGAGCGTGCCGTTTACTGGTCCAGTAGTTGCCATGGTTATTTATATATTAAGTTATTTTTCTTTGCTAAGTCGCGCAGCATTTTGTCTACGCCTTTAATTACTTCGTCTGTTACATTAGATGCGTTTCTGTCTAGGGCTGGTCTCATGAATGGACGAGGCGCTAGGCTTCCCGTATAGCGTCCGTTTGACTGAATGCGGGGCGCTGTGCCGTATTCAAACATAACACCAAGGTAGTTGTTGTAGTATTCTTTGCGCAAGCCTATTAGTGTCTTGTCTAGGTTTGTGCTGTCCTTGCTAGTAATAAAGCCAATAGAGTCGCGTAGGTCGCCAGTGTTAACTGGTACTAAACTCTTAGCCGTTGCTATAATTGGCTCGGCGCTTTTGCGTAGCAACTTTTGCAACTTGGGGCTTTTAATGTCTACACCAATAGCCTCCAGCGCGTTAATTACTTCGCCCATTCCCTCTATGTTTTTGTCGCTTGCCATTACAGTGTAACTTCGGTTTGTAATTTCAAATATAGGTTGCGCTGTAAATTTGCTATGTTAACAATGTTATGGGCTATGCCGTCCTCTACTACTCTGTGCTTAACGCTTACGCTGCCATTGTAACGAATAGTGTAATTTACTATTTGCTTATGCTCTCTGCGGTCCGCGTTTACATTCTCAGTGCCAGCCTCGGCTTCTACACGCTGCGCCCATGCGGTTGCGTATTCGGTCCAAGTCTGCAACTTCTCGCCCGTGTTGGTGTCTATTGTCTCGGTGTAGCTTTGTAGGCTCACCAGTACATCCATAGCCCCTGCATTCATTAGATTAACACTTGTATTTTATAAGGGTCCAACAAGTAATGAAACCCAAACTCTAACGGGCTTTGAATAGTTCCAGTAAGAATAGCCTGCCTATTGTCATAATACTGAGCAATTAACAAAAGGGCCGCGTGCTTTATTGTCATTGGAAAAATGGTGTCAGGGTCTACGCTAGTAGTGCCAACTGGGTTAAAGCCCTCTGTTACTTCTACTATGTATTTAATCCCGTCGTCTGTTACCAATGTCGGCGCAGTTTCTATAAATATGTTACGGCTATATAGGCCCATTGGCTCAGTGCTAGCAATCCAATCCTGCGGGTCGTAGGCAGTTACAGCGTTAGCGTCACTAATGTAGTAAACATTTGTTACAGACAAGCAGCGCGTATTTAAACGCAAGTAGTTGCCGCTAGGTATATTGGTACCGTTAAGCGGGTTAACTAGCGCGGGCTGGCCCGTGAAGCCGTCAAAGCCATAGCGTGCCGTCGCCTTACGAATTGAATAGCCAAGGTAATTACTGCAAGCCTCCACGGCCATAGCAATGAGCCCACCTATATAGGCGTCGTCTGCGGTGCTAGTAACGCGCAGGTGCTGCTTAGTTTCTGCTAGGGTTATATAGTCAGTAGCAGCGTTAGCGTAGGCGGTATAGTGGCGTGCAATAAACATTTTACTCGGCGTCTAGTTCGGTTTCTGGGTTAACTGGCTTGCCCTTTTTTACTGGCTTGCTAGAAGTAAGCGCTGGAATTTCAACTGCTACGCCTGCCTCAATTAAAAGCATGGCCTGCTTAGTTTCCATTATTACCTCCTCGCCTGCGTTATAGGAAAGGTTAAACTGCCCAGAAGGGTTAGCAATAAATTTAATTTTCATATTAGCCCGAGGGCGGCGCAGTCAAGGCCACCCTCAGCACTCGGTCTTTAATGACTCCGAGCAGTCAAGTTATTAGGCTATAATGTCCTTACAAACTGCGAAGGCAGTAGGCTGCAACAAGTTGCAATCCAAGTAAGCATTCAATACAACATTGGTCAAGCCAGCAGTTGCTCCGCTATAAGGGTCAACTGTCAACTCCATACCACCCCAAGAGGCAATAGCCATTTTAGAGAAGTCTCCAAAAATCATAGCAGACAAAGTGCTGCTTGAACCTTTAGACAAGTTGCTAGGTACCAAAGTTGAAGTAGCCACTGGGTAGCCGTTCAAGTCGAAGCCACCAGCAGGCCAGATGAAGTTACCTTCTACACCAGAAGACTGGCGGGGAATAGTTTGCAAAGCAGCTTTAACTTTAGGGTTAGTCAAGTAAGCAACACCCTCGCCGTTAGCGTTCTCAACAGCCTTCATTAAGTTAACAACATCGGCCCAAACTGGAGCAATACCGTTAGCGTTAGTGCTGTTAGAAGAAGCGCCACCTGCAAAAGTTACATTTACAGAAGAGTTGGCAATAATACCAGTGGGCTCGTTAGAACCACCGCCCTTAATAGCAGCAGTTTCCAAAGACTGAGCCATAGCATTCAAGAGCCAGTTTCTTACATAAGCATCAATGCTGTTAGAAGATTGCAACATCAACTGGTTTGAAACTTGAATGTAAGCAGCCAAACGCTTAGGGCTAAAAGTAATTTTAGAGAAGGCAGGGCTCTTTTCAGTAGCAGAACCGTTCTCAGTATTCCAGCCAGCAGAAGGCACAGTGCTAGCGGTTGGCATGTCCAAGTTACCCACCAAGCCAGACAACTGCTGTACACCCAAACCGCGCAAAACGGTCTTAGGCAACAATACATCAATGATGCTTCCAACATTGGTTTGAACATTCACGCCGCCCTCAGAACCAGCAGAACCGCCAGTTACAGACATGTCGCGTTTGAAAACTTCGCTAGGTACTTTCATAGAGTGAGCAGAAACAGAAACACCAGAGCGCTGGAACTCAGCAGCAGCCATAGAGTTGAACTCAGCTTCTACACCTTCGCGACGGCCAGTAATAGCCATTTCCATCGCGCGCTTGAAGCTGTAAGTTTCCTTCATGTTTTCTTTTTCCTTCTCTTCGCTGCGGCTAGCGGCATGACCAGCAGCTTGAGCAGCTAAGTTTTGCAACTTTTCCAAGGTTTCAACCTCAGCCTTAATGGCACCCAAACGGGCTTCAATTTCGGCCAAGCGGTTTGTTTCACTGTCAGCCATAGAGCGGGCTTCCTTCTCGATGGTGGTTTGCAAGGTAGACAACTCGCCGAGCAAGCGTCCACGCTCTTCTTTCAATGCTTTAATTTTATTCATGGTTTTTTTGTTTTGTTTTATAAATTTTCGTAACGCAACAGCGCAAGTTTCAAAATGTCGGCAGCCGCTTGGCTTTGCTTGGCGTTCTCTATTTCGCGCTCTTCGTCTCTCATTGCAACAATGCTACGGGCGTCGGCCTCAGTGTCAGCGTAAGCAGGGTAAGTAACGGGGCTAACATCGTAGAGGTCCTCTATAACTGTAATAGTGCGCTTGCCCATTGTGCCGTATTTAGTAGAGTCGCTCCAGCGCTGCTCCTTAATGGTAAAAGCAAAACTGCTTTGGGTAATGTCGCCGCGCATAATGCTTCTAACTACTGACATGTGCGTAGGGTTCTCGTAGTCAGGGACCCAAGTATATTCCAAATTTCCGTCAGCGTTTACAAATACATTGCAAGTGCCTGACAAGGTACGGCCCAGAATTAGCTCGGCTTCGTGGTTAAATAAACAACGAATGTCATACTCTTTGCTTAGGGCGTAGTCAAACGCGCCGCGCTCTATAACCTCCTCAAAATAACCGAGGTCAGTAACTGAGTTAATAACGGCAGCAATGCCGCCAATTTCTTTAGGCATGTTTTCGCCTTCGCTTCTCGCTATGACGGTGCCCGTAAATGTTCTGCGCTCTTGTTTCATTATAATACTTCGGTGTTATTAACTCCGTCTGGGTTATTGTTTTTGTCTGCGGTGCTCATGAGCTGCGCTATTTTGGCGTCCATGTAGGCGTTAATTTGGCTGCTCGGCATTAGGTTGCTCTCGATTAAATACTCGTCGCCGCCGTCAAAGCCGTTAGCGTCCTCAAACATTCGCGCCTCGTTTCTAGAAAGCCAGCCGCCTCGGATGCCCTTGTTATAGTAGTCTGCTCGCTCGTTGGCGCTGGCTCTCAAAAGTGAGTTAAAGTTAAATTTAAAATAATAGGTTAACTTGTCGCTTTCGGTTAACAACTTGCGGGCCAGTTCCTGCTCTATGTTAATAGCATAACTTGCCAATGTGCGGGCGTAGAAGTCTTGGTACTCTTGCTCGACGCTAGACTTAATCCCGCCCGCTGCTCCAATCATGGAAGCAGGCACGCCAAAAATACGGGCTATTTCCTCAGCGCTAAACTTACGAGTTTCTAAGTATTGGGCCTCCTCTGGGCTTAGGCTCAGCTTTTCCATTTTAATGCCGTTAGGCAATACGGTAGAGCGACTGGCCCCGTCTATAACATCGTCTAGACTTTTCTTTAAAGGCACTGCCTGCTCGGGCTTTATTTGCGCGTCGCTAGTTAGCAAAAACTTAAGCACGCCGTTTTTATAAACGCCTGCGCTTTGGCTAATTGCTGCCAAGTCAATACCCAATGTTTCAGCGTGCACGACAATAGGCGACAAACCTACAAGCGGGTCATCGCCACAAAGCCCTTTAAAATGCAGCATGTCGGTAGCAGGCACAATAGAAGGGAAGCCCTTGAGGTTTATTTTGTAGAATAGTTGCCCGTCCTGCATTACTGGCGTTACATAGTCAGGGGCAATAGGGTGCAACTCTACGCCAATAAAACGGGCGTCTCTGTTAATAAAAGCGTAAGCATTACCCTTAAGCGCCAAGTGGCTTACCATGTACTTAGTAAAGTCGTATTTAGTTTGGTAAGGGTTAGGCTCGTTAATTAATGCCGTGCTGTAATGTATTATAATCTGGTCGCGGTTAATGCCGTCGTCTTTGTAAAGTTTCAAAGAGAGGCCCGCTATACCGTCTGCAATTACCCTTACGCAAGCATGCACAGAGGCAATGCTTAAAGCCGTGCGGTCGTTTACTGCTTGGCCGCTTTTAGTCTGGTAGCCAAAAACATTGTTTAAGGTATTTATAAACCAGTCAGCAGGCTGCGACAAACTCGAGCGCTTCTCTTTGCGGGGCTGCCAAAACTTTAAATTCATTGGGCGCAAATTACAACTAGGTTAAATTTGTTGTGTTAACATTTGTTACGCCCTTGTGCAAGCCAGCGAGAAAGTGCTGCCCTGAAAACATCGTAAGACTTGTAACGCTTTACGCCAAACTTGCTAACATATTTTTCCTCTGTTGCATTGTAGGCGTCCTCGTAGGTCTTGTACTTGGGGAGGTTATTATAATACTCCTGCATGTAGTCGTCTAAAAATTTCATATGCTTAAAAACCAAAATTCACTATTTTGCTCTTTGGCAGCATCCTGCATGCAAGTGCCTAAAGCCATTACTATACTTACGGGGCCGTCCACTTTGTCACCGCTTTTGGCCTTGTTTATTTTAATGTTTCCTGCGGGGTCCTGAGTTAACAATATATTGCCCATCATCCAGCGCGTCACTGGGTTGCCAGCGTGCCGTAGCATTCTGTCTTTAACTAAGCGCTCTAGTTCTTTAGTAGGTGCCGACATACTTACGAAGCCCTGCCCAAAGGGGAACATTTGCAGCCCCTCGTTTTGTAACTCAATTACTAACTGCGAAGCGTTAAAGCGGTCAAAGGCTATGTCTTTAATGTCGTAACGCTGCGCGAGTTCAATTACGCGGGCCTTAATAAAAGCGTAGTCCGTTACATTGCCTCCCGTTAATTCTATAAAGCCCTCGGCTGCCCATTGGCGAATAGAAGCGCCCGCAGCGTCCTTGCGTTTAAATGCGGTTTCACTCGGTAGCCAGTACCAAGTCCTAACAGCGTGCAGGCTTGGGAAGTATAAGGAGAATGCGCAAAAGTCGCCAGTGCTTGCTAAGTCCAAGCCACCGTAACAAACCTCGCCCTCTAGTTCGTCGTCGCCGTCGCATGCCTTCCAGAGACTGTCACTAATCCAAGTCTGGGCCGTGTCGGTCCAAACATTGAGCAACTTAGTTTTAAACTCAACCTCCTTATGCACAAACTCCTTGGCCTCAGTTAGTGCCTGCTCCAACTGCCTAGGGTATACGCTCACACCCCAGTTTGGATTAGCCTTTGCCCATACTGCTGGGTCGGTCCAGTCGTCGCCTTCGTCCAAGGTGTATATAACGGAGAATAGCGCATCGTCCTTAATTGCCCCGTTTAAAACATTAGCACAATACTGGCGGTGCTTATAGCATGGCGCTTCTCGGTTAAAGCCTGCTGTGGTAATAGTAAAAAGAAGCGGCTGCCTCCTTGCCCCCATTGAGTTACGAATAACATTATACAGCTCGTCGTTAGGGTGCGCGTGGTATTCGTCAATGCAGGCAAAATGGGTATTAAGTCCGTCCTGCTTGTTTGGGTTCCATTCCAAAGGCTTATATAAACTTTGGCCGTATAATATGCGCCTATTGTTTACAGAGTTGTTAACGGTTAACTCTTCGTTTAACCAAGGCAAGTTTTGGCACACCCTAACGCTCTCTCCAAAGACCATCATGGCTTGGTCCAACTTTGTGGCCGCGCTGTAAACCTGAGCCGCTGGCTCGTCGTCTGCAATAAGTCCATAAAGCATTACTGCGCTGGAAAAAGTAGACTTGCCATTTTTACGCGGCACTTCAACATAGGCGCGAGTGAAGCGACGGCTGCCGTCCTCGTTTAAAAATCCAAATAGGTTGTAAACGATAAAAGCCTGCCAAGGTTCCAGCGTAAAGTTACGCCCTGCGTAGTCGCCAGTCGTGTGCACTAACTGCTCTATAAAGTTTAGGGCATGCTCAGCTAGTTCGTCACTGAAGCGCCAGCCGTTTGCACGGTCCTGCTCATAACGAGCCACAGCGTTCTTAACATGAGCGCAGGCAGCAACTTCGCCGCTGTTAATTTTCTTTATGTAGTCGCTTACAATTTGCACCGCCTAAAATATGCCAAGGACTCAAACGCTAGTTTTTCGTTTCGGTATGTAAACACCTGCCCAATGTCTTCGGCTTGCTGTCCTTGCTTATTGCAGGGCACGCCATCAATGCAAACTACAAAGCGCTGGCCCAATGGCTGCACGGTGTAAATTGGTTCTGCTTGCATTTTTACTGTGGTCGTTTCAAAGGCTTTTGTATGTACTGCCTTTGTAATTACTTTTTTGCTCATGCTGTTTTTGGTTTTTTAAGTGAGTCTAATTTACTAACGGGTTTAACTACGGCTGCGCTAATTCTGCTGCGAGCGCTTGGCGTAATTCCAAAGAGTTGGCCCAACTGGGTTGCCTGCTTAAGGCTGTCACACTGCACGCGGTACCATGGGTTTATAACTTGCTCCCCGTGACGGCTTACAGTTACTAGCCCTTCTTTTTTTGTCATGGCGTAGGCCTCCTCGAATTGGTTTAAAAGAATGCAATAGCCGCGCAGCAGTTCTAAGTCACAACTGGCCAGCAGTCCGTTGCGTTTTAGTTCGCGACAAACCCCGTCCCAGATTTTAACAGTGGCCGCGTTAAAAGTCTTTGGCGCCTCAGGCAGTTTGTCCATGGGCAGCACTTTCATTTCGTTCTCAATTAGCCAGCGCTTGTCTTCGGTGCCTTGTAGTTTTTTTAATTCGGTTGGTAATTTTGGCCTTCCTCTCATGTTTTTATAGTGTTTTCAGTACAAACATACAAATTTTCTGTTAACTTATTTTCTCACGGGTGTGAACAAAAG